AATAATCCGCAACAATATTGCGGAATGACTATTAATGATAATCCATATTATGATTTAGTATAATTTTCAAGACCTTTTCTCATTTATACCAGCGAAGATTTGAAACAGCACCCCTACGGGGTGCTATAGATCAAACTGTAACTGTTAACGGTGTAAAATGCCCATTTTAATAAATTTTTGTTAAACTATATAAATATATAGTTATAATCAAATATATGTTAAAAAAACATATAGTATTATTTGAAAGTAAACACTATGGATGGATTGCTTATTCTACAACTGGAAGTGATGCTAAAAGAATATTAAGTGTAAACAACAAATATGATATTTTTTACATTTTTGAGTGCGATATAGAGAAACAATATCCATATACCATGAAATTAAAATCACCACTAAATAACAATTACGATTGTAAAAAAATAAACAAATATAAAGAAGAAAATTTTGAAGAAAAAGATAAATACATTACGATTAGTTATGAAACGGTAGATGAAGGTATTTGTTTTGATGTAAAACATAATTAAATTGGCATTTTAATTGAGAAAAAGGTATAAACTAATTCACAAATTCATAATATGGATTTCATTAATAATTGATTTTATAAATTCTGATTCCCAATTTATAAATGGAGCTAGAAACATAATTTCACCATGGGTTGAAACAGAAGGAATACAACTTACCAATTTTCTATTTTTTTTGTCTCTTAATTGAGAGAAAAATTCAAAATCTCCTGTATATTTTAGTAATATTGTATAATCTTCTTTTATAGTCCTAACTCTAGTTGCAAACGTCATGCAAAAACTATTAGTTAATTTCCAATGACAATAATTTGTTAATAATACTCTCGTTGTTTCACCTCCATCTTCAATAAACGGATTAGGTCCTCCTTCATTAGAATTCATATATTTATCTGGATTGTCATATCCAGAAGAGTAATCTGATATATTTAATCCGTCTTCTATTATATGATTAGCACCTAATCTATATACATAATCATCTTCCGCGAAATAAACTTTTTCATTTTCATCAAAGTTGTTAATTGCAAAATCTGTTACGTGAATAAACGATTTTGCATTACCTAATGATATTCTAAATATTTTATTATTGTTATTAAATCTATTATAATTATCCATAATAAATGTATAAAAATCATCATCAACATTATCTGCAAATATAAAAATTTCATTTTCCTTGAATATTTTTATAAAATGTATAAACATTAATTTTTTATCATGTACAAAAGGCAATTTAAATTTTTTATTACCACCTTGACTTATTCTATACAAAACTTTCATCATTATATTATTATATAATCATTTAAATAATTTATTTAAATGATTTAAAAATCAAATATAAGTTAAAAATAATAATTTATTTATATATATGTCACAATCAATATCTAGATTAGATTCAATAATTTATAAAGTAAACAAAATTAAAAACAATAAAATTGATACCATTTATGTTTTCAATGGTGGTGATAAAGATAAGAATTTTAACAAAATATTTGATGATAATGAAATAAAAAATATTGATCGCAACAACATTAAAGTTGTTTACAGTAAAGAACAAATTCATTTAGATGACAGTATTGGAATGATTAAAATAAAAATTTTAAATGAGCTTAAAAACACTGTTTCATTAGACGAAATCTATTTATATTGTGAAAAACTAGAACAATTTAATTCTGTTTCTTTATATCAAACATTAACACAAAATAAAAAACTTACATTAACAAATGTAAGATTGAATCAATTTATTTCTAATATAATAAGCGAAGAAAATGACAAACAATTTTTAACGGGAAAAGTAAAAAGTATGGAAAAGGATGTATATGATTATGATGACATTGTAGAATTAAAATTAGATGATAAAAAAATTATTATGAATAAAGTATTAGGACAGAAATTTTTTATTGTTGAAAATGAATATCCTTTTGTTGTAAATCCATTTGATGTTAAAAGTTATGATGCATTTTTAGAAAGAAATTCTAGAAAATCATTGTCTACATTAAACAGTCATTTATTATTAAATAGTGGAAATATTATTAACAATAACATTTACTTGTGTTTAGCAGAAGATGTTTTAATTTATAGTGAAAATAATAATATACCTCAAGATTTGACATTAAAAATATATTATCCATTTTTATATGAAAATAATATTAATAATTTAGAAGATTTAAAATCTAAACAAAGTGAACTTATGAAAAAAAACGATAAATATTTGAATGAGACCACCATAGACTACTTTAATACTATTAATATGTTTTATAATATTTATGATTTACGTAAAAGTGAATTAAATTACATAGACAAGGGAATAAAATATTTGAAGGCAGTTATCAAACCACTTTATAAAATAAATATACCCTTAGAATTATTGTTCAAAATTTTACACGCAACACAAGAAAATCCACTTATTAAATACAATCCTTCATCTAGACAAGAAAATATTTATAGATTATTTACAGATAAAATTGCTACTGATGGTAGAAAGATTCCTTATTTAAAAAAAGCGTCTATTTTTAAAATAATTAAAAACATCGGTAAAACTAAATGTGTCTCGGTATACATTAATATAAATTCTGTTAATCAATTTATTTGTGAATTTGATGAAAACGGATTTGTAACAATTATTTGCGAATTAGATAAATTAATGAATGAAAATGAAATCAATGTTTTATTAAAAGAAAATATTAATCCAATTATTCAAGAAGTTAGTAATTTTTTAGAACAGAGTGGATACAAATTCAATCTTTTTGATACAATTAAAAGCGATAATATAGAAATCAAACAATTAACTTATGAATGTAATATTAAAATCAAACATGCTATTAATTTGGATAATTATAAAGGTTGTATTTCAAGTGTATTTAATAATGAATCTAGTTCCTTTAAAAAGGATTTTCACTTGCGGTTCAAAAGAGTATCCAATTTTAACAAAGTAACAAGTCAAGAAGCATTTATCTTGGAAAAAAGTGCACAAGGGCTTAGAGGTGACGAAATTATTGATGCTTTATTAGAAAACTTTCAAGATGATTTAAATAGAGAACAAGCAGAAGAGTTGATTCAAAAAGTCGCTAATGAAATTCAACTTGAACGAGGAGTAAAAAAAATAGATATTAAAATAAGAGATAATCCTGGTTTTAAAACTACTATTCAATTAGAACAAAAAACAGGAATTATAACAATATCTGTAGAAAATATTAATGATGTTTATTATTTGGATACAATACCAATATATTTGGATAGTATTATTCGTATTACACAAGATAAAAATAGTACAAAATATCCTACAAAAAAAATAAATGAAATTTGTTCCAGTGGAGAGAAAACTGAAATAAAAATACTGGATATAATTTCTCCTGTGGAAAGTCAGTTATCAGAATTAGAAATACCTTCTATTGACGAAGAAAATGAAAATATGGAATACATAAAAATAAATGATGCATCAAAATTAGATTCTTACACGGATGACAAAGGTAGACCAAAAAATGCATTGGATTTATTTTTTGATGACGATGAAGAATATGAAGATGAAGATGAAGAACATGAAGAAGATAATAAAAATGATGATGGATCCAGTGAAGCAAGTATTAAAAGTTACCAAAGTGATGACAAGGCTGGCGGCGAAATCACTAGTGAAGAAGAAAAAAATGATAATCACGACGATGATATTAATGATGATGATTATGAAAGTAATGTTAGTGAAGAAAATGAGGTCATTAATATTGACAATTTACCTCTAAAGAAAAAGGACCCTTATTTTCAAACTAGAATTGAAAATCTAGATCCTGTTTTGATTATTAAAGAAGATACAAAAGAGTTCAATTCTTATGTAAGAAGTTGTAGCAGTACAACTAAAAGGCAACCTGTAATTTTAACGGATCAAGAATTAGAAAAAATAAATAAAGATCATCCAGGATTTTTACGTGATGAAGATGTTATCAAATATGGTTCCAACCCAAATAAACAATTTAGTTATATCTGTCCACGTTACTGGTGTTTAAAAAATAATACAATTGTTGATCCAAAAGATTTAACTGAAGTAATTGTTAATGGTAAAAAAGAATTGAAAAGTCCTAATTGCGGGTATGTACTCCCTGAAGACGCAAAAGTTGTAAAACCTGGTTATTATGTTTATGAATTTTATAAACCTAAAAGTGGAAAAAAAGACTATAAACGGTACCCTGGGTTTCAAACTGATAAACATCCACAAGGATATTGCTTACCTTGCTGTTTTGATAAGTATAATACAATTGGCAGACTTGATGCAAAAAAACAATGCAAACAAAATAATAACTTAGAAAATGAAAATAATAAAGTGGAACAAAAACAAAAAAAAGGAAAACAGGAAGATGAATATATAATTGGTCCTGACAGATTTCCACTTCCTCAAGGAAGATGGGGTTATTTACCACCACAAATGCAACAAATTTTACATGAAGCAAATGCTGATTGTCAAATTAGTAAAACAAATACAAATTTAAAACCGGATCATCCATGTTTATTAAGACATGGAATAGAAATAAATGATAAGCAATCGTTTGTGTCTTGTATGGCAGATGTATTATTTTATGGTAATACCAGTGAAATATTCACTCAGCCTATAAAAAAGATGAAGGAAACAATTATAAAATCGCTTACAATTGACAACTTTATTACATATCAAAATGGTAATTTAGTGAATGATTTTAAAAATACAAATTTAGATAATGTTAATATTGAGAATTATAAATCAACCAAATTGTACAGTAAAATAAATAAAGAAAATGATGAGGAAGTAATATATTTTAAAAAGGTAGTTTCTTCATTTGAAAATTTTGTAAGTTATTTAAATGACGATGATACAATCATTGATCATACTTATTTATGGGATATTATTTCAAAACCGAATCCAAAATTATTTTCAAAAGGTATAAATTTAATAATATTTAAAATACCAAATGACGATATTACCAATAATGTTGAATTATTATGTCCCAGTAATCACTACTCAAACGAATTTTACGAAACACGAAAGCCTACTGTTTTTATAATAAAAGAAGATAAATATTACGAGCCAATTTATTCATATACCATTACAAATAAAAAATATAATATTGTAAAAACTTTTAATGAATATGATCCTCGTTTATCTTTATCTATGCGTAATATTTTTAAAGAATTGATTAAACCGTTTTTATCAAGCATCTGTAAACCATTGGATAGTATGCCATATGTTTATAAAGCAAAACGTCCACCATTATTATTAAATTTAATACAAAAATTAGATAAATATGATTATAATGTTATAAAACTTGTTATGAATTTTAATAATAAGATTATTGGTGTAATAACTGAAAGTCCTGCGCCTTCAAGATTAACGGGATTTGTTCCTTGTTATCCATCTTCATATAGTGAAAATATTAAAAACGATCTTGGTTTTGTTTTTATGAATGATTTATCTTTATGGAAAAGTTATGAAGATACCTTTAATTTTTTAACACAGCTTTATAATAAAAGTACTAAACGAAAAACAGACAAAACTTCTGATATACATTGTAAACCAATGCTGAAAGTGGTTGAAGATGAATTAGTTGTAGGAATAATTACACAGACAAATCAATTCATACAAATATCGCAACCTATACCTGAAATTGATATTAAAAGCGAACAAAATTTACCGTCTTTAAAAAATACCAGTTATGTTGTCAATTTTGAAAAAGGAAAATATAGATCTAGTGATTCTATTATAACAACAACAGATAAAGAAGACACAGAAAGAGTTGATTACATAAAAAAAATAACCTATGAAACCAATTTTTACAATATTTTTAGGAATACTATTAGGATCATGTTGAATGATTATAGTAATATTAAAATAAGAGAGCAAATTGAAAATGAAATTTTCAAAGATTATATCATTTATTCTCAAAAATTAATAAAAATCAAAAAATTGTTGAACGAATTGGTTGAAGATAAAATACAATTTATCGGCGGTGATGATTATTATAAATTAATTGATGAATTTACTACTTGTATAGTTAAAAATAAGAGTTCTTGTATTAAAACGCCTAATTTGTGTATGTTTACAGAAACCAACACATGTAATCTTATTTTACCAAACAAAAATTTAATTACAGGTAAAGAAAATAAAGAAATATATTTTGGAAAAATAACTGACGAGTTAATAAGATACAGTAGAATCCAATCTTTTATTTTACAACCACAATCATTTTTATCTTTTGGAAATATTGGTTATAATTTACGAGATAATGAAATTATAATGTTACAATCGTTATTGACAAATGAATATTTTGAAACACTTGAACCAGCAATTACTAATAATTATGTTAAATTTAATTCGTATGATGAAACTGAACCAATTATAAGTCAAGTATATGAAAATAAAATTAAAGAAGACGATTTGGAAACTATCAAAATAAATGCTTTAAAATCATCGTGCAATAAACAAACTAATGAAAAGATTACATCAGGCATTTGGAAAGTGTGTTTTCCAGCAAAATACAAAGAAATAGATTATGCAAAAAATATTAATTGTACTTTTGAAATTATTATAGATGTAATTGAAAAAAAAACTGGCGAAAAATTACAAATTAATAGAGTTAAAAATATTTTATTTGAAGAATATAATTATTACATTAAAAATTATCCTCAACAAATTATTGATATTTTAATTATAGAAGGTAAAAAGAATCTTGGTGATCAAGTTAATTCTAATATGTTATCATTTTCTAGTTTTATATTTTCTGATAATTATTTTTTAACTATATTAGATTTTTGGTTACTAGTTAATAAGTTCAAAATTCCTACGTTTTTTATTTCTACAAAAAAATTATTACAAACCAATTATGAAAAAAATATATTTTTAGGCTATGGTGATGAAAATGATATTTTTTGTTTTATAGTAGTACCTGCTTTAAAACCTGAAAATATACCCAACTATAAAGTTATATTATCAGATAAGAATGAAATTTTTATTTCAATTAAAGATATAAAAGAAAACTGTAAAGATGAAATTAAAAATGCTTTTAATAATCAAATAAATATACAAAGTTATTTAAAAGATTTTGTTAAAATTTCTAAACCAAAGAAAATCATTAAACCATTAAAAATTACATTACCTATTGAAGAGGATGAAGAAAATGAAGAACCTTGAAGAACATAAATAACGTTTGCAGAATAAATTTATTTTATGCGTTTGGAGAACTTTCAATATTTTCAAGTATTGTTATTATATCGGCATCAATTTCACCATCAGTTTCATTACCACTTTCAACGTCATTATCATCATTCGCGTCGTTGGCATCATAATCTTCAATTAAATAAGATGAGTGATTGGTCATAAAATCATTTTTGTCTTTACTATTTTCACTTTCACAGAAAGAAATATGTTTAGTATTATATTCAAACCGTTCTGCTGTATTTGAATTTTCTGCGTTTTCTATAAAATTTAGTTGTTTCTTTTTATAAGTTTTTCTACCGAATAATGGATTATATTTATTAAATTCATATAATTTTTTTTTTAATAATTTTTTACATTGAATTCTATCTGTGTATAATAAAGAATATTGTGATGTTACGAATAATTCTAAATATGGTTTCATGATTTTAATTAATAAATCTTTTGGAAATGATTGGTCAATAATTATTTGATATTGTCTATAATAAATATCAAAATTGTAGTTTTCTATCATAGAGTCAATATTATTGCAAATACTATTTTTACTGGAGTTTGTTAAATAATTTTTTATTGAAAAATTTCTCAATAAATATTGATATTTTTTTACAAATTTATTCAAATCAAAATTTGTTTTAAAAAAACAATGAAATATTTCTGGGTGTAATATTGTTTTACTTTTTATAAAAAAATATATATTATACAATGTTGATTTGTTCAAGACAATATTATTATATGGATTTTTTATTGGAATAGGATTATTAAAAAAGTGATATGAGTTAGCAATGGAATTGTTTACAATTTTAATCAACTCATGAATATTAAAAAGGTATTTACAATTATTTTGAAATAAACAATAAACATATTTTTCATTTTCTTTAATTTCATTCAAAATTAAATCGGTGTTAACCATAATTTTCGCACTTTTATACTTGTAGAGAAAAGCGAGCCTGGAAAATGCATTGTATGTCTTTTGTATTTTATTAAAATGATCAAAAAATGTTTCTTTTACTTCATTTGTGTTAAAAATATTTTCTATTGTTTCATTTAAAAATTTATACTTGTTTTGTATAGAATATATTTTTTGAAAAAAAATAAAAAAATTTATTTTGTGTATATTATTAAAAATATGTGGATCTGGTTCGGCTTTATCATAATAATTACCAATTTCTACTATTTTTTTACTTATTAAATTAAATGTGTGCATATTTAATAATATTAATAATTTTTTATATTTAATATTATTTTATTTAATATTTAAAAACCTGGGTTGTAATCATCGTCGTCGCCCATATCCTTAGGTTTTATACTAATTGCATTATTTTGAATACTGATTTTATTCACAGAACAAGTATCATTTGGATTATCTATATTACCAAAGAATTTATCAATTTCTTCAACAACATCCACATTTTTATATTCCGCGGCTGCTTCCATCTTAATCATTTCGTCTATATCTAATACTACTTGGAATGCACTTGTCCCGAAGAAACCTTCTTGACCGCACATTACATTTGCCGATATTCCTTTGAGGGTATCTAGTTCTGCATGTCTAGCTGCTTTTAAAAACATCTCAGGAGTCTCTTCAAATGATGCTTTGGCAATTGGTCCAATATTATCATTATTAATACCATGTCTAAATATAGATATCATTTTACTTGTAAAAGTCATTCTATCTACCAATACACTATAATTGTGATAGTTAACATACGCGCCATCAAATTCAATGACATCTACCAATTCATTGTAAATTGATTGACGCGCCGCTTCAATACCAAGAACATTGTATATCTCAACTATATCATTACTAAATGTTCTTGTGTTGTCAATATAATCAATACCTAAAATTTCTAGTAAATTGGTACCCATTGTATCCAGTACCCATATATCTTCTCGTTTGTATAAACCATTCTTCTCTACAACATTATCTTTTATCTTGCGGAGAATAACCTTATTGATACCTTTAATTCCACGTAGTACAACATTTTGTAATAATTGATCTTGAAAATTCTTCAAAATATAAATTTGGTCTGATTGATCAAGTGGTAACTTTGTTTTGGTACCTCCTGATTTACCTGAATTATTTTTAATCACTTCATTCATTCTAATTCTGAATACTAATTTGTCCGCATTGTAATCTGAATAAACACAATTAATTTGATTTTCATAACAATTATTTAATGTGAAATTTACGTCATCCATTGTAATGTTCTTCTCAAGCATAATTTCGGGATCCATTTCCATACGAATAATCCATTTGGATTTTTCATTTTCATCATTCGCTAAATTTACTTCAGCGCAACTTGCAACCATACTTTCAAATGCTCTGTATTGTTGAATCGTGTCTTTATCTTCTGATATTAACGTATTTAAATCATCTGGATCAAAACATATTTCTATGGATTTTACAATTTCTACTAATTTAGTGTGTTCAATCATATACATAATAGTTTGTGCTTTTTCTTTTTGAGTTTCTTCTTCTTCCTTCAAATAAATAGTTAATGATGGATTTTTTGGTTCAGATGAGAGTGATAGAATTTCTTCAATTCTTGGCACACCACGAGTCACGTTGGATTTTGATGCGACCCCCGCAAAATGAAAAGTATTCAGAGTCATCTGAGTTGAAACCTCGCCAATACTCTGTCCAGCAATCATGCCAACCATTTCACCTGGTGCAACTATCGCTCTTTTATAATCCATTACAATAGTACTCATTAATAACATAAGTGCATCTTTATTGAAACGTTTTACAATAAGCAAGTCTTTTGGTGATAAATAATAGTAATATAATGTCTTGAACAACACTGTTGGAGCAACATAGTGAATTTTCTCCAAATTTTGATATGTTTGTTCAATTAATTCAAAAGCTTCTACTATAGTAATATCTACTAGGGAACTGCTATTAATATTGAATTGTCCCTGAATATTGCTAATAATATATTGAAATCCAACAGGACAATTTACAATACTATCTGATTTCTTCTTGAATACATTCTTAATTATTTCAGCGCGCATTTCAATCATCATATTTGAATATTTCAAACACATATCATTCATTTTTTGAGACTGTTTCTTGAAACGAGTCATTGTATTTTTCAAAAAGATGTTTGATAGTATTTTAGATTTTGCATTTTCATCTGGAATATTAAAGTGAGCATAAATATCTTGAGTACTCATTGTAACAATTGGAATAAATTGATTCTCTACTTTCGTTGTGTCAATACCATCGTCACCATATGCAAATTGGACAATTTTATTTTTATTGGTTCTAATTGTCATGTCATAATTTACCATTAAATCTTCTAGGCCTTTGATCAATCTTCTTTGAATATAACCTGTAGTTGACGTTTTAACCGCGGTATCAATCAAACCAACACGACCACCCATGGCGTGGAAGAAGAGTTCTTGTGGTGATAAACCGTTGATGTAAGAACTTTCTACAAATCCACGCGCACCTGGAGAGTCGTCAAACTTGGAGAAATGAGGCAGTGTTCTATGTTCAAATCCATATGGTATGCGTTTACCATCTACGTTTTGTTGTCCTAGACATGAAATCATAAAGGAAATATTCAAGTCTGATCCTTTTGATCCTGCTTTTACCATCGTAACAAAACGGTTATTAGCACCGAGGCTTTTTAAACCAATTTTACCTGATTCGGATGTTGCTTGATTTAGAATATTATTTACTTGAGTTTCAAACTCCTCTTCATTTGTTTTACCTGTATTATTTTCAAAAATTCCTATTTGAGTTTGGTCAATTAGATTCTTGACATCTGTTTTCTTTTTTGTAATGACATCAATAATTTCGTCATTTGTTTTTTTATCTGATATTAAATCACTTATTCCTACACTAAATCCACTGCTTTTCATATATTCTGTAATTACATTCTGTAAATCATCAATATATTTGGCAGATGCCATGTTTCCAAAATCATTGCAGATTCTGTGTAATAGACCTTTTGAGCCTGCTGCAAGAACATCTTTGGTCATTTGGCCGCGAATATATTCACCATCAATGATTTCCAAAACTCCTGTCTTGGTTGTGTTGTAATCGTCTTTATCTTCAACATAACCTTTGGTCTTGTATTTCAAAGATAGTGGTGGTGTAATTTGTGTTAATATATTGAAACTGGATATTTTATTATTTTTTTCATAATCAGCTAAAAGTTCATTCTCATTTACTCCGTCAAACATCATCAAGATATTCATTGCTTCTCTTGGTGTAAAACTCACGTCTTTTCTTGTGAATTGATAACAGCCAAGCATAGAGTCTTGATAAATGCCAATAATGGATGAATTATTGGCTGGACTAATTATTTGAAAAGGAACTGCTGCTAAGTTTCTTAATTCGGCCTCGGACTCCGGGTCCTGCGGCATGTGAAGATTCATCTCCAGATGAAATGCCTTACGATTTCTCGTAAGGATTGGACTATACCTTGTGCTTCATCAAACTGGTCAAGTTATCATTTGAAACCCGTAAACATCTAGTCTCTGAGCCTTCCCCATACTCTTACCATTAGCGAGGTTAGGGGCTTGGTTGCTGATTATCCAATCCATTCACGTTTTTACCTTTGGGTTCGTCAATTAAACGAGTTCCTCAC